TAACTATATCCTCAGCGGTTTCGACGAACTGTTTTATTATTCTTTTATTTTTTATGCCTACTACACAGCGCCAACCCTCCGGTGCAAGCACCTCTGATAACAACTCAAGCGCTGACATGTAAAAATATCACTCATAGCTATTGATGAATGAAAGTACCCGTTGTCGCATATGTGGGCGCATTTCGGTGCCCTTAAACCAGTTGTAGATGGTTTGGCGGGTTACACCGAAATGCGACGCTATAACGACTACGGACAGCTCGTTCTTGATACAAATCCTACCAAGCGCAACGCCCAGCTTACTTTCGTCTGCCGCTAAGTTTTCTTGTATAAGTCGCTGCGTGTAGCCGATGCTCATGCTTATGACTCGTCATCGCCCCAAGCACTAAGAACTGAAGCAAGATCACGTTTTTCTGCGACAGGCTCAGTTTTCTTAGATGCTTTCTTCTGGGGTTCTTCCGGTACAACCTCTTCAGCTACCGGAGGTTTGCCAGGAAGCTCCAGCTTTGGAGGACTGGCTTTCGTATCAAGCTGCGATACTGTTGAAGAAAGCATACGTGCAGCTTCAGGTGAAGCGCCTGCATCAACAGCAAGTTTGTACTGCGTCTGATTCACCCAGTCTACGGCACGGAACACCAGCTTCGGAACGTCGCTGTCCTCGTCAAAAGACATCCGAGTTACGATCATGTTGATGTTCTTACCGTTCCCTGCTATGTACTTCACGTACTGATCGAACCCCATGCTATCCATATCGCCCTTGGCAAAAATACTTTGCGAGGGAAGGGTAAGCTGAAAGAGTCCACTTTGGGGATCGTTGGCGAGAAGCACCGCAAGACGTTTCTGGAAGCGGCACGCTCGCGTTCCGTTTGCCCCAGACCCAGCGTTGTTTTGTGGACATCCTACGCAAGTCTCGTTCTGGCGATTCTCTGCTTTCGGATGCGGTGTGATGCCGTCATCGCTCCAGCAGTCTGGTGGTGCGGTTTCCTTAGAGTTGTACGCTTTTGCGTAGAACACCCTACTATTTTCTTTACGACCCGCAGCAATGATTACGTCCAACTCGGGCGCATCGCTCTTACCTACCTCCTCTCCACCCACAACAAGTCGGAACTTGCCGCCTCGGATAGAGATCCTGCGGTTTTGCGACCCCCCGGCAAGTGCTCGGGTCAAGTCATCAATTTCCGTGTTCTTAAGAAAGTCTGGAAGTTGTGTCTGAAACACTGTTACGTTCGGCATAAAATCCTCTCTTATTTACTGCGACGGACGACAACACTGTACTTGCTGTCGGTGTTAAGCCCCACAGGCAAGACCGTGGGATTTTCCTCGATGAATTGCTTCATGTTGGATTGATGGATGCGTTTCTCCAATAATTCGTACGCTTCGTGCTCCTTGATAAAGTTGTACATAGAACCCCAATCATTGGTCCAGTAACGGTTCTTGACGGTGCGGATGACCGTGCCAGCTTTAGTGCGGATGCTGTCGGCACCGATGCGCTTGCAGGCTTCAAGCAAATGTTCCTCGATGAGGTCCATCTGCTGACTGAGTTGCTCATCTTTTTCTTCGTAGTCGCTACGAAGCTTTGCTCGTGCGTCCCTAATCTTTACGTACACACCAGCTAGTCTATCAACAGAATCGGCTTCCATAGGTTCTCCTTTTGGTTATGTGAGGCTTAGTGTACCATGAAATTTTACTTTGTCAAGCGGCGTCCATCTCCTTTCCGTAGAGTTCCACGATCTTGGCATGGATGTTGATGTTGTCTCTTAGCAACGTGTACAGCCTGCGCTCTACATCGCTCCCTGCCACATGTACGATGGTCATGGGGTTGCGTTGCCCTGGACGGTTGATGCGGGCGTTCGCTTGTAGGTACGTCTCTACAGAAGTTACAGGCGCGTACCAAATGATGACGTTGGCAGCGGTTAGCGTCAGCCCGTGTGATGCCGCCTTAGGTTGGATGATGAGCACTTGCGGGTCTTTGTCGCCTTGGAACTTTTGTATGATAGATGCACGTTTGTTGACGGACACATCACCATTGATGATGTCGCAGGATATGCCTGCTTTCGTAAGGTGCGCGTGTAGCAAATCAATCGTATGGTTGAAGGGCACGTAGACCAGCACCTTGTGGCTTGCCTCTGAGATAATTTCCTCAATCACCCGAAGCCTGTTGCTTACGTCGAACACTATGACATCTTTGGTATCGGTATACACCGCGCCACCGGAAATCTGCAACAGCTTGTTGATGTTTGTTGCTGCGTTCATAGAACTAACTTCTTCCCCAGCAGCGGAGAACAACATCTGGTCTTTGAGAATCTTGTAATACTTCTTTTGCTGCGCAGACAACGGTGCGTCGCGGGCAACATAAGTTACATCGGGTAGATCTATACAGTCCTTCTTCTCAAATCGTATGGCTGGCTGTAAGGATTGATGAACAATAAGCTCCGCATTGGAGCGGGGCACCCAGCGAAACTGCGACACCTTGGTCATCACCCGATCACGAAACGCCCCGAAGAACTTAGGCACACGGTCAGGACACACCAGCTTGGCAAGTCCGTATGCGTCTACAGGGGATTGTGCAGCAGGGGTGCCCGTCAGCATCCACAACCAGGGCACACTATCCGAAACCCTCTTCAAAACTTTCCAGCGTTTGGTGCTCACAGTCTTGTACGCAGAACACTCGTCAACCACAATCAGATCGAACGTACCGTCGCTCAGTAACTCCAACTCGATAATCTCTAAACCTTCATAGTTCGTAATTACAAACTCGGCTTTGCTCTTCACTACTTTGGTGCGTTGAGTCGGAGTGCCGTACGCTACATCAAAAGTACGATGCATGGCGAACCGAAACAGATCAGTCTGCCAAGCAGATTTCATAACTGACAGAGGGCATACTATAAGCGCCCTACGGACAGCGCCAATCTTCATCAAATAGTCCGTAGCCCATATAACAGAAGCAGTCTTACCTGTACCTTGTTCGTTAAAACAAAACGCTCTTTTATGTAGCGTGAGAAACCCGGAGGTAGTTTTCTGGTGCAGGAAAGGTTTGAACTCCCCAGGCCAGTGGTACTTTATGTTGATAGGCGACGGAACGTCCTTGAACTTTGACGCAAGGATCTGCGTTTCCTCCAGCCCCCAATGAACCGCTATCTCATATGTATCGCCATGCTTTGCTACAACTGCACTCTTCTTGATGTTATCTAAAACAAACTCAGGCTTTTTTGTGCGAACCAGCAGCGCTTTGTTCTGTTCTACAGATATGCCGTCATGTGTTGCTTTTGACGCTATGGTCTCTGTTTCTTGAGAAGGATCTGTTGGCGCTAGCGGTTGTGATGCGCAAATTGGATCGGGAGTTTTTTCCCCCTTTGGTAATAGGTTGTTTATGGTCAATGTCTTTACCCTCTCTAACATCAGCTTTACCATTTCCATTCTTGTCGGCTCCTTGTTTGTCTATAAGATCTCTTGCTTGTTTTCTTATACGTCGCTCGTCATTCTCCCCTCTGGCTAATTGTTGCTGGTATTCTTTTTTGTACGGTCTTGGTTTGTTCACGTATGGCATGGCAACTAACTCCTGTGCGGGTAATGTTCGCACTGTGTCACAGGGCAATAGCGGCACAGGGAACTGGTGACGGGGTTCCACACTCCCGTGTCAATCGCAACGGACATCCTGTGAAGATCCGGGTAAGCAAACGATATGTAGTTGTACATATCTTCCCTAACATGTTTGCGTTTTATAAAGTCATTTGTGGCAACAAAAAGAAGTCCTGACTTTATCGTATGGATCTTGGGGAACATGGCGAACACACCAACAGCCAAAGCGTCCAACTGTGTGGTATCAGCGTAATGCGGATTCTTACCTGTCTTGTAGTCCACAAGATGCGCAACGCCTTTGTCTTCATTAACGATAAGCAGGTCGGCTATACCTCTCCACCAATAACCCTTATCACTAAACTTGCAAGGCCACAGCGCGTCGTCCACCCAAATCAACGCCAACTCCATTTCGCAATGCTTCTCCCCCTCGATACTTTTTAACGACTCAAGGATGGGTTGCATAAACGCAAACTGTCCTGGCAGCGGCTCGTCCAGCTTGATGTAATCTTCAGCCGCTCGGTGCAACTCTTTGCCATAGCTTGTGTACTGATTGCCCGCATCAACAACATCTTTCTTTATTCTAAGATGGTAGTATTTCTTGGGGCACTGCTGAAATGTTTTCAGACTGCTGTACGACCACTGCAATTCGTGCATCACCCTTCCCCATAGCGTGTAGATAGTTTTACCTTACAGTCAAGCGGCAAGTCTTTGCACCATGCAGGGCGCTCGCGCATACAACTCGTGACGAATGCTTTGGCTTCCTCTGCTTCATGCGCCGGAACCACACATGTTATCGCATCATGCACAGTCAATGCAACCTTATAACGCTTGGCGATAGCTAACATTTGTTCGCCTATGATGATCCGCGCCAAGGCTTGGCAGACGTTCTCTATGACTTTGCCCCCGTAGATGCGCGTAACCTTATTCTTCATGTCGTAAGTAAACTCTTCTTTTCCTTGAGGGTTTACCATCAAACGTAAATTGTTGTAGCGTATGTGGAACGTGTTGGGAAGCTCTATCCCGCTGGCTCCAGATACCCGAAGGCGCGCTTTGTCTTGTGGCAGGGTGCCTATCTGATCCATGAACATAGCCACCAACGCCTTCTGCCCGTCTTTCCACAGTAGGGGAATCTGTGGGTATGTTTCTCTATAGATAAGTATGATTCTCTTTGATTCTTCTTCTGACACTTCGACCTTGAAGGTTTTCAACTGCGCGTTGAACCGCTCCGACCCCATGCCATATCCGCACCCCAATATGGTCACCTTGCCAACGAAGCGCTCGTCCTCCGTCACATCGCCAGGATCCTTACCGTAGATGGCCCCAGCCATCAGCTTGTATACGTCGTCGTTGCGCGCAAAGGCATCCACAAGATCCGATTGCCCAGCTATCCACGCTAGCACCCGCGCTTCGATCTGCGAAGAGTCAGCGTCCACCAGCATGTGCCCTTCCGGGGCGCAGATGGACTGCCGCAGTAAGGACTTCCTCGGCAGGTTCTGCAAGTTCAAACTGTCGTCACCTCCCCAGCGCCCCGTCCGCGCTGCGTAGTAGCGCAGCGGCACAGGCATGGGGCCTTTCTTCGACAGGGCTATGAACCGCTCTGCTCTTGTTTCTTCTAGCGTAGACTTAGCGCCAAGTCGTGCGGATACGATAGCTTGTACTTTAGGATCAGGATGGTTGAGTAGATTGCGGAAGGCTTCATCGGTCTTCGCAAAAGCATAGGTCTCCTTGTTCGTCGTAGGACTTACCTTGGTAGGTGGTGTGACCCCAAGAGCAAGGAGCATTTCCGCAAACTTGGGGTTGCTCATGAGGTTAGCCTTGTCCACAAAAGCAGCGTCAATGAGTCGCTGTTTGGTAGCGCGTACCGTGTTGAGGTGTACGGTAAGCATCTCACGATCCAAGACCAGCACAGGTTCAGAAAACATGCGCACCGTAAGATCAATCAACCGCAACTCGTCTTGCGGAAACGTGCCTATCATGCACTGACATAGCGCGTACGTCAGGGATACATCGTTAAGGCAATACTCTCCATACTCAGCTAGTTGTTTGTCGTTAAAAGACTCGCGTGACTTTCCTATAGCCTGCACAATGGCAGTACCTTTTTGCCCCAGCTTGTACATCCTGGAGAGTGCATCAAGGCTTCCGCTTACTTCTGTGCCGTGAACAGCACGCGCCATGCATAAAGTATCAAGCCACCCGCGAGGCTTGATGCCAAGCACCCAGGATAATATGGCGGCATCAAACATAGCGTTATGTGCCAGCCCAAGGCTACCGTCCCAGTTAAATTGTTTAAGCCACTTGCGTATTTCTTCGTGCGTACCGCTAGCCCA